GCAGTTTCCAATTATAAAACCAACATTAGGAGCAATTAAGAGATGATCCCAAATATAGGCAAACTATTAGTTAAACAGAGTCAGTATGATGCACAGCAAAATGAAAAAAATAGATGGAGAAGGTTGAGGCAACAAGCAAGAAATTATTATAATGGTAATACAGAGGATTACACAAAAGATTATTTTTCAAAAAGCATAACTCATAAAGTTCCAATATCAAACGTAAATCTAACTAAAAGAATAATAGATAGAATAAGTTTAGTTTATATGAAACCACCTATTAGAGATTATTCTAATGATAATTTTGTAACACTATTGCATGGGAAAGATAGTAAAATGCAAAGAGCAGAACGAATGACCAATCTATTAGAAAATATATTAATTAAGCCAACATTTAGAAATGGACTTTTAGATTATGATGTCATAATGGATTTTGAGCCCATGTTTGGTGATGATCCACTAAGACCTATTGGCTTTACATATCCACTATCAATTAAATCCTCAGTAATGGATGATACACCAGAACTAACTGCATATTGGGATGCAGAGAATACGTTTGTATTTGATAATAATGGAAGAATACATGAAGATCCTGATAATCCAGATCATATTAATCCATATGGAATATTACCATTTGTTGAGTGTTTTAAGAATGGAAGGCCTGAATATAGCTATATGGACACAAGTATCACTAAAGATATAATTGCTACTAATTTAGAAGTTAATGTTAGTGAAACTAATTCTAATGCAAACACAATGTTTCAATCATTTGGTTATATGTATGTAAATGGTAGCCAAGTCGAAAAAGAAACATTGGAAGTAGGACAAGATAAAATTTCCTTTCTCGGAATAGATGGGACAATGAATATTGTTTCCCCACCAAATACAGTAGAAGCCCTTGCTAGTTCAATCGAACATTCCTATAAGTTACTCGCACAGAACTATCATCTTAATATATCATTCGTAGAGGGCACAGCTGCAGAAAGTGGGGTTGCAATAAAATTACGGAATAGTGAACTGACAGATTCGAGAATAAGTGATGTAATACGTTGGAAAGAAGTGGAAAGAAAATTATTTGATGT